AACGATAACGAGGGCGAGGGCTAGGGTTCGGTATCGAATCATATAAAAATATATTTGTCAATATTTAATTAGACCTTGTAATATACGATAACCTGTCTTATAATATGTGAGTGGTTAGGTAGTATTTATCATGTTAATTAATGAGGTGGATTATGTTAGGTGAAGTTTGTAGGCAATTCAGAATTGCTAATCATATTAAGTTACGGGAAATAGAAGGAAATCCCAATATTAAAACCTTATCCGGTTTTGAAATGGGGGTTAACCTTAGTTCTAAACATTTCATGAAATATGTACGCTACGCATTAGAGCACAATCTATATAATGATTTAACTATGCGTATCGCTGACGGTGTTAGTAAAGGTGAGGTGGAATAATGGCACGTTCAAAGATTCATAATCAGTTAGTAGAAGATACCCGCATTAAACCGGAGTTCCGTAAAGAGGTATCCCGTAAAGCGTCATTAGCTAACAAGCGTTTAGCACGTCTGGAAAAGAACGGGTTAACAGATTCGCCAGCATATCAGAAGTTTATGGAGGGTGGTGGGGAACGTTTCTCTATTCGCGGTAAAACTGGTTCCGAACTGACCAAAGAACTGATAAAGATTAATAACTTTATCGAAATGAAAACGTCAACCGTTAGGGGGTTAAATCAGGTTCTTAAAGATACTGCCGACCGCGTAGGCGTAGAATATAAAGACATTAAACAGTTACAGCAATATTCAAGCAAATTTTTCGAGCTGTATAATAAGTCGATGCAATATTTAGACACCGTGGAAAATTTAGGCCACGCTTTCGACTCAACAGAAGTTATGGAAACTGTTAGACAATTAGTTAAGCAAGAAAAAATTGACCTTACAGATTCTGAGGCGGCATTAGATGAAATGATAAAGCGCGTTTCTGATATGTTGACCGATATAAATAACCATGATGAAGAATTAGAAGGGCGTGACTGGTATAGGCTTATCTAAATGAAACATTATTCTATGTTAACGACTGATTATTTAGATTCATTGGATATTCCACTTGTAAAGGATGGTAAAACTAAATGTGAGTATTTGAATATCGAATCAGCGTTTGACATAGAAACCACCTCAACTATATACAACGGCGAAAAATCCGCTTTTATGTATGTGTGGATGTTCGGCATTGGCTACGGTAACGATGTTTTCTATGGTAGGACGTGGGAGGAATTTTTAAGCCTATGCGAGCTATTAGGGGCTTATTTTGACCTACACGAAAACAAACGCTTAATTACATACGTTCATAACCTCGGTTATGAGTTCCAATTCATGCGCAAGTTCTTTAATTGGGAGGGTGTATTTTCTATTAATGAGCGTAAACCTATTAAAGCATTATGTGATATGGGAATAGAGTTTCGCTGTAGTTACATTCTTTCCGGTTATTCGCTGGCAAGCCTAGCCAAAAACCTAACAACCCACAAAGTTAAAAAGATGGAGGGTGATTTAGACTATGAATTAATCCGCCACCATGAAACCGCTTTGACTGAAAAAGAGTGGGGCTATTGTGAAAATGATATTGTAGTAGTTAACGCATATATCAATGAACAGATAGCGCAATATAAATCAATAGCTAAAATCCCGTTGACAAATACGGGGAGGGTTAGGGAGTACGTTAAAAATCAGTGTTACCGAATCATTGGCGAGGATGGAACACCGGAAAGAACACCGGAGGCGAAACGTAAATATTTTAAATATAGAAAAATGATGCAAGATTTAACCATTACCGTAGAAGAATATGAGCGGCTTAAACGCGCATTTATGGGAGGCTTTACCCATAGCAACCCATATCACACTAATAAAGTGTTAGAGAATGTGGGTAGCGTAGATTTAACCAGTAGTTATCCGACTGTTATGCTTTCGGAAAAATACCCTATGAGCAAGGGGCGACCGATAGCAATTAAATCTATGGATGATTTAAAAGCCTATATGAAAAAATATTGCTTATTAATGGACGTTCGCATAGAGGGGTTGCGTAATAAATTAGGCTATGAAAGCTATATTTCATCTAGTAAATGTAGCAAGTTAGAAAACGCGGTAGAGAATAACGGGCGCGTATTTAGTGCTGATTTGGTAGAATCAACAATTGTTGATATTGATTTACAGATAATAGAGGCCGTTTATGAATGGGATGCTATTTATGTGTCTAAGGTTGTAGGATTTGCTAAAAACTACCTGCCTAAACCTATTATAGAATCCATCCTCAATATGTATGAGGATAAAACCACGCTGAAAGGCGTAGAAGGTAAAGAGGTTGAATATTTATTATCTAAAGGTATGTTAAACAGCGTTTATGGAATGTGCGTTACCGACCCCGTAAAAGATGAACATACCTATAACACGGAATGGGATTTAGAAAAGGTTGACGTAATGGAGGCAATACATAAATATAACGAATCAAAGGGGCGATTCCTGTTTTATCCGTGGGGAATTTGGGTTACTGCCTACGCTCGCCGTAATTTGTGGAGTGCTATATTAAACGTTGGTAATGACTACGTTTATTCTGATACGGATAGTATTAAGGCGCTAAATTTTGAATCCCATCAGCCATACGTTGACGCCTACAACAAAGAAATAACCTTTAAGCTGTTTAAGATGATGGATTATCACCAATTAAATCCAGCAAGATTATCGCCTAAAACTATTAAGGGAGAAGTAAAGCCGCTCGGAGTTTGGGAGTTCGAGGGGATGTATTCAATGTTTAAAACATTAGGCGCTAAACGCTATTTAGTTCGTGAAAACGGTCACAATAAATTAACCGTGGCGGGACTATCCAAAAAGAACGGTATGGAATATATAGAATCACAATGCGGCGGCGATGTCGATAAAGTGTTTAATATGTTCGCTGATTCTCTATATATACCCGCTGACGCAACGGGGAAAATGACGCATAGTTATATAGACGACGAACAGGAATTATTAATTGTGGATTATGACGGGGTTCCGGCTAGAGTTATTAGCCCATCTGCGATACACTTAGATAAATGTGATTTTACGCTGTCTATGAGCGAGAAATATAATTATTTCCTCAAAGGCTACGAAACAGGCGAATTTAATAGAGGTGATAAACGGTTATGAAATATTATTCAACGGCGGCAATTGATAAACGCGATGCAACGTATAACGTTATTTTTGGGGAGCGTTCAAACGGTAAAACATACGCTTTACTTTTAAAGACCCTGAAAGCATACGCTAAAAACGGGGCACAAATGGCGTATGTTCGCCGCTGGAAAGAAGATATTACGGGGCGTAGAGCCTCGCAATTATTTGCTGGTATTAATGAAAATAAAGAGGTAGAGAAAGCCACAAAAGGCGAATTTACAGGAGTTCATTATTACGCTGGCAAATTCTACCTTTGCAATTATGACGAAAACGGGAAAGCGGTTTATGGTGATAATGACGTTTTGGGCTATACTTTTTCTTTATCTGACGGTGAGCACAATAAATCTACTTCTTTCCCGAATATTAAAACAATTGTATTTGATGAATTTCTTACTAATAAACTGTATCTTAATGATGAATTTGTCCACTTCATGAATACAGTATCTACAATTGTTCGTAAACGTGAAGATGTTAAAATTTATATGCTCGGTAACACCGTCAATAAATATTGCCCATATTTTAAAGAAATGGGATTAGAGCATATCCAGAAAATGAAACAAGGCACTATTGACGTTTATCAATATGGCGATAGTCATTTAACTGTAGCGGTGGAATATTGTAAAACAATTGATAATGGTGATAGTAAGGGCGCGAATAAATACTTTGCGTTTAACAACCCGAAATTATCAATGATTACTGGCGGCGCGTGGGAATTAAATATTTATCCGCATTTACCATATAAATATAAAAATAAGGATATTTTATTAACCTACTTTATAGAGTTTAGCGATAATATTTACCAGTGTGAGATAATTAATATTAAGGATGATTATTTTACATATATCCATAATAAAACAACCCCGATTAAGGACGAAAACACCGATTTAGTGTATTCGCTGGACTACAGCCCAAAACCTAATTATAATCGTTCTATATTCAAACCAATTAACGGAGTTCAGAAGAAAATTATGTGGTTCTTTATGAATGACAAAGTTTTCTATCAGGACAATAACGTAGGCGATGCTATCGCTAATTTCCTGAAAATATGTAGAAGGGGTTAACAATGGACTTAGCACAAATGAAGGCAGTAATTGATACAATGGGGTTCCCTATCTTTATTTGCCTTGTTTTGTTATGGTTTATTAAAGGCACGTTGGCAAAACATTCTGAATTAATGAATGAGATTAAAAACTCACTCGAGGCTAACACCGAATCAATTAAGCTATTGATTCAAAAATTACAGGATAAATAATCATGCCATACGATTACAAAGCCAAAACACGCAACATTAACCAGCTTAATAAATATATGCTGGCTAAAACGTTGTCTATGTTTGAATATCAGGGTTTACCCGAAACTATTCCGCAACGGGAATTAGAGCGCCTTTTGCAAACGAATGGTTATGCGTTTATTACTAAAGCGCCGGATGGGGAGCTTTACGCGTTCTCTGGTTCGTTAGGCGGTACGGAGCGCGACCCATACGGGCAACCGACACAAATCACCATTGCAAACGTAGCACTGAATTTTAATAAAACGCTGGACTTGAATAAAGATGGCGTTTTGTTGCGTAATGATGATTTACGAATCGGGGTAATGCCAGTATTTGAAAAGTGCAATACTTTGCTGGTAGAAAATGATGTTAACATGGTGATGTGGGGTTTTAACTCCCGAATCCAGAAACTCATTACAGCGCCTGACGACAAATCGAAAGAATCCGCTGATTTGTACATGAAGAAAATTATAGACGGTGATTTGTCTATCATCGGCGATAATGCCATGTTCGACGGCGTGAAAATGCAAGCCCCTGCCGCTAGTTCTGGCGCGGGAGTTCAACAGATGATTGAATATCAGCAATACATTAAATCCGAAATGTTTAATGAGGTTGGTTTATCATCTAATTTCAACATGAAGCGGGAGCGCCTTATTTCCAGTGAGGTAGACCAGGCGGAAGATAGTTTATTTCCTCTGGTTTATAACATGATGGAAAACCGAATTTCAGGCATCGCGGCAATGAATGAAACTTTTGGTTTAAATATTACCGTTGATTTTGGTTCGGTGTGGGCGCTTAAAAATAAAAAGCTGGTAGATGGTGTAACGGGAAATAATAATGAAATCGCCGATAGTAACGCTGACGTTACGGATAATGGAACAGCGCCAGAACAGGCCGGAAACGGAAAACCGAACAGCGGCGTGGAACAGGAAACGCCCGTCATTGACGCGCAACCGGAAAACGGGAACGATAACGGGGAGCCAGCCCAAAGCCCCGACACCGTAGCCGATACCGAACAGGCGCAAAATAACGACCCTGATAATAATCAGGATAATCAGCAAGACGTTAATAAAGAGGGTTTAAACGATGAACAAGAACAGCATGAATCTGGTACTCAGGATATTAGCGAAAATAGCGGAGATGATTCTGAATCGGAAAAACAAATAGCCGATTTGCAAGCCGTTATTGACGACCCCGAATCCAGCGATGCCGATAAACAGGCCGCGCAGGAATTGTTAAACGAAATTAAGAGTAAGGAATAAATATGGAAACGCTGGTCAACCTTAAAACGTGGTTGGCTGGCGGTAGTATTTTTACCGCCATTCAGACCGCCGAAAATTTCCCATTCTTCGCTGATAACCCGCCAGCGGAGTTAGACCAGATGTTAAGTCTAACGTATGGTCAACGCATGGTAACAAGCGCGTTTAATAACTTTGACATTGCAGTAGCTGGAAAATTCATTACTAAACTGTATGGCGAAAAATGGATGGCGCTTATTCAGTTTAATATTTCACCGCCTGATATTGGGGCTAAATCTATTACTAAAACTACTGGAAATCAAAATACAGTAGGCACAAAAAACGATATTTCTAACTCTGAAAATAAAGTATCCGCTTTCAATAGTGACACTTTAATAACTGATACAGGAGCACGTAATGAATTAGACGAAAATATTACTCAAGATATTACGCGGGATTCGTCAGTTTCGGTTATCGACTGGCAAACCGCATTTAATAACTTGTCATTGTCTGAAAGAACTAATATAATCAGTGTAGTTCTTAAAGATGTTGCCACGTATTTAACTGTTTCGGTTTACTGATAAGCCGGATATAAGAGGAAATAAACATGCAAGTTACTCAGCTTTATACCCTGATTAAAAACGTCACCAAAGAAATTCTCGGTGAAACCGCCGTAGTAAATGAAGATTTATCCAACGTTGTTGACATTGGTAAATCTATTTTCGACCAGACCAGCGTAGATAATTACGTTAAAAAACTGGTTAACCATATCGGGAAAGTGATTTTCCAAGACCGTGTTTATGCTGGCGGCGTTCCGTCCGTCCTTATGGATTCGTGGGAATTTGGTAGTGTCCTGCAAAAAGTTTCAATGTCACTGCCGGAAGCGACCGAAAACGAAAGCTGGAATCTGGTAGACGGGCAGGAATACAAACAGGATGTATTTACCGCGCCTAAAGTAGAGGCGAAATTCTATAACTCTAAAGTGACGTTTGAAATTCCTATGAGTTTCACCGAACTGCAAGTTAAAGAATCGTTCTCAAGCCGCGAACAGCTTAACGGCTTTATTTCGATGATTACTACCAGCGTCGAAAACTCCATGACCGTAAAACTGGATGCGCTTATTATGCGCGCCATTAATAACATGACGGGTGAAACTCTGGTAGCGGGTATCGGTTCCGGTACTGCTGGCGCTAAAAAGCTGGACTTTACTAAAACCTCTGCCCGCGCTGTTAACCTGCTGGCGCTTTATAACGCTCAGGCTGACACCGCCGATAAAGTCACCGTGGCTAATGCGCTGACTAATTACAAGTTTATCAAGTTCGCCACCTATACCCTCGGTATTTACGCCGACCGTATGAGCAAAATCAGTAAACTGTTTAACGTTGGCGGTAAAGAGCGTTTTACCCCTGCCGATATGCGCCGTTGTGTACTGCTGTCTGATTTTGCTAAAGCGGCTGTTACCTACCTGCAAGCGGATATTCAATCGCCTGAAATGGTGGCGCTGCCTCAGCATGACGCGGTTCCGTACTGGCAGGGTAGTGGCCCTGATTACGCGCTTTCCTCAACTGGTATTATCGACATTAAAACCGCCAGCGGTGAAACTGTTAAAGTACCAGCGGAAGGTTCCGAACCGGGTAGCAACAACGCCGCTATTTTGGGCGTGATGTTCGACCGTGACGCGGTAGGCGTGGCGAATCTTGACCGCCGTACTACTACCGCTTATAACGCTAAAGCGGAGTTTTATAATAACTGGTACAAGATGGACGCTGGCTATTATAATGACCTTAACGAAAACTTTGTTGTTTTCTTCATCGGTGAAACTCTGGCGTAATAGTTACGCGGTTTAAATAAAGGCTGGCCTTCTGGCTGGCCTTTTTTATAGAGGTGATTTATGGAATTAAAACTTTATACTGTAAATGACGGGGAAAACGTTATTAATAAAACAATGACGTTAAAAACCACAATGGAAATTAACCTAAAGCGCGACGTTGATATTATTAACCCGCGCTTAATTCTTATTCCGAATTTACCTACCGGATTCAGTGGAATTAATTACGCTGAAATTCCGGCGCTTAACCGTTTTTATTTCGTCGATAGTATCACTAATATTTCCAGTACACTCTGGCAATTAGATTTATCTTGCGATGTTCTGGAAACTTATAAAGCTGATATTCTGGCAAGCAAGGCGCGTTTATATCGCAACCTGAAAGCGGGTGATTATTTCAATACAGCACTGGAATCATCCCATTTAACAACCGTTGCTAAATATGCAAGTAATAAGGGAATTAGTGATTCTGAAACTCTTATTATGACCACCGTAGGGGATAAATAATGGCTAACGTATATCGTTTTACTCAGGCTGATATTGACGCCGCCGCCGCTCAGGGCGTAACAATGAAATTGAGCGGTTTAGCTGTTTCCGATTTTGACGGGTTCTCTGATAGTGACACGTTAGTAGCAACGGCATCAGGTGGGCGTAAATTTACCGTAATTCCCGCCAGCGGTTTCGACCCCGCCTATACCAGTATTTATTTCTTTGGCTGGAATCCGTCAGAAGGTGAAAACATGAATATCCCATTCGTGCTTTCAAATAATGACACCGTGGCAACCCTTAAACCAGTGGCGGGAATGAATTTTACATCTTTCCATGTAACCACTCAGGCTGCCGCCATAGCTTTAGCGTGGGTTAATCATCCGTCCAGCGGTTCGGAAAACACCGACTTAATTTTTACATGGGATGGTGGAACGTTAACAACCGATAATTATAATGTGGTTGTTACTAAAGATGGGGTGGAGGTTGATAATATAACCACCGCGAATAAAACATATACGCTTAACCGTCCGGCGGGTGATTATGTTGTTACGGTGTACGATAAGGGCGGTAAAAGCGATCCCACCGCGTCTAATATCAGCCAGGCTATCGCCTTATCCGCCGTTCTACCGAAAGTGTTATATACCGTAAAAACGGAAGATATTACCGCCATTTCAGATAATGAAATTGATATGAAGGTTAACGGCGCTGATATTACGGCGGGTAGTGTTTTGCGTTTGGGTGATGTTATTGTAGCTAAAGTTTCAGGCATCAGAAAATTCTACACTGACACCACGTTACACGGAACAAGTATTAATTTTGCGGTTTTCTTTGACGGGGAATCCCAATGGCTGCAATTTGCGCTATCAGATAATGACCAGACCGCAACGTTTACTATGGTTGACGATACCAGCGGAGGCGCGGGAACTTATCAGGCGTGGAATATTCGCACGAAACAAGAAACGCCAGCCGTAGTCGGTACAAATAACGTTTATAAAATTGATACTTCCATTTTATCAAGTGTTAATAAAGAACGTTTTGTTACTATTACCGGAAGCGATACCCCGTTTGATTACGGTCAATATATTCTCAGCGTTTTACAATTCCCTTTTGATATTCCGGCTGACCAGATTTTAACGCCTGAAAATATTCAGCTTGCAAACCGACAGTTATCCGTTGTAGCTAATAAGGTTGCAACTGATAAAATTAAAATTGATTTAGGGGAAATTGTTGTGCCTGATACTTATGGTAATATGCTTTCCTTTGCTAATACAAACGCGGTTATTCACTTGCCTTTAGCGCCGTCTATTGTATTGGATTTGGAATATGTCATAGGGCAAACGTTAGGCGTTTATTATCTTCTGGACTGTTACACCGGAACGGCAACAATTAATATTACCTCCACTAAATTAGCCGCCGTTATTTCATCGACTCAGGTTAATATTGGTGTTCGGGTTCCATATATGGCTGACTCTTACACCGCGCCGGAAAATACTGGCGTAGTAGCTGGCGGTAATAATGGGGTTAAAATTCCGTATATCGAACTGATTAGCCATGATGCAATATTGCCTCATGGATTCTTTACGGTTCCGGTAGTAGATGAAACTTTAATTAGCGGTCAAACTGGCTATATTAAGGTTGATAATGTAGAATTGGTAACTGGCGCTTTAGGTAATGAGAAAGCGCAGATTATTTCTTTACTCAATAGCGGGGTTATTATCAAATGATGCACGATAAAGCGGCTGAATATATCGGCATTAATGCCGAACGTAAACGCGGTTTAATGAATTACTATAACGAGAATTGTGCTCGTTTCGTTAAACCGTCCAGACGTTACTATATTAAAGAAGGTGATAATTGGTGCGCGATGTTTACTAGCGTTATCGCTAATATGTACGGCTTATCGCCTGACCAATTCCCTTATGAGGTATCAGTAGGTGAACAGGTTAAATTGGCGCGTCAGATGGGCATTTATACCACTAATATGGAATTAGCTAAACCCGACGACCTGATTATTTTTGACTGGCAGGGCGTTAATGGTTGGCCTGACCACGTAGGCTTTATTAAAGAAATTAAAAACGGGGTGATTACTACTATTGAGGGTAATTACAAGGGAACCGTAGGCGGGCGAATTATTGCCATGAATAGTAAGTTTATTAATGGTGTGATTCGATTGTAAACCCCCCATAAACAATAAAGCCCCAATTAAGGGGCTTTTTTATTATTTGATTTACTGGATAGTTTAGCTTTCAAGTCTGATATTTTACCGCGATTGTGGAAAAGTTCGCGACATATTGATTCTATTTCTGATTGTGTGAACGGTTCGCCTATACTCCTCATACCGTCTAGTAACCTCTGGCGAGTGATGTTTACACCCATTTTATTTCCTCCAGATAAGAAAAAGCCCCAATTAAGGGGCTTTGATTAAGTGACCGTTTGTTACTGGACTTCTACATAGTAAACAGATTGCTTTTTAGCAGTCTCTTTAATGTGGACGGTAATAAACGGTTGATCGTCGCCGAATACGGCTTGCACTTCCTGCAACGCTGATTTAGCGGATTGGCTATCAGTGAACAGGCCGGAAATTTCGCCGTCCTCAGTCATTACGACCGCTTTTGTCGCTTCATCGGTGATAACCAGTTTCAGCAATTTGAAAGCAATGCCTTCTTCTTTAAACGCGAAAATGTGTTTAGCATTTGCCAGCGCGTTAAAAATTGCTTTGGTATCGAGAGCGGGAGTTTTAGCAGTAGCCATGATTTTATTTCCTGTATTGAGATTGGTTTTTACATTTATTTTAAAGGGGCTACGGGAATCGTTACCCATTTACAGCCCCGTTTGGGTTGGCGATTAAGCCAGTTTTACAACGCGTTTCTGACTGCAAACAACAGTTTCCAGACCGAATTTCGCGGTGAGTTCGACCGCATCCAGCGCCTGACGTTTAGAAGTGAACGGAACCCCGTCAATTTCAACGCCAGTTTTAACCGCGTGGATACCGTCTGTTACTTTTACAGATTCTGCGTCAATAGCAGAAACTACGGAAGCGAGCGCGACGATGTACAGGGTGATTTTCTTTTCCATTTCTTAATCCTCGTTAAAATGAATCGTTTCGGTTATGTACTTAATCAGTGCAGACATTGTATCAAACTCATGTTCTTTGTCTAGTACAATATCGACATTTTCTTTAGTACATTTTACTTCATGCACGTAAATATGAGAACCTTCTACAACGTCATAGAACCAGTAGAAATAATGTTCTGAATCGCTGTAGATGACGGTACAAGGCCAGTCATTATCTAAATCAACCCGTTCCCGCTTATCCTCAGATAAACCCCGCTTAACCTCATTAATGACCTGATACATGAGGTAAACATTAAGTTTATTACGTTCTGTTTCAATAACGTTTTTCATTACTGACATGATAAACACTCCACAAATTCATTAAACGAAAGAACTGTTTCACCTTCTGGAATAGAGTCGAAATATTCAGAATATAATTCTTCCACTATAAACCTCCACCATATTTTTAAAGAGCGATTCGGTTAACTTCCCGATGTGTTAATAATAGCATACCCATAATTTGATGCAACTATTTACCACGTTTTTTTTTTTATATATGCTTTTATTTCATATCAACTATGATACATATAACGATACCGAACCCTAGCCCTCGCCCTCGTTATCGTTATCGTGCTAATAATTTACATCCGGTATCATCTTTCGCATCATAAAAATAATCGTTAGTCAACTAATAATCACATGGGGAAATTGTCTTATGAGATGTGCGAGTGTGGGATTT